CGAAGCTGTGCAGTCCGAAGGATTACTATGGGGAGACGCTTCATGCCGACGATGTTGGGCCGCCCTACACGCAGTTCGGGCCTTATGTGTTTGATCACTGGCCAGTCGGGGTAACGTACCGGCGCGTGTTTATGGTGCTTGGATGAAAAAACTGATTCCGCTCTTGCTGTTGGTTTGCTCAAGCGCATGGGCGGCTTCGGTGGATATGACCTCGGCCATGTGGCAGGTCACCGTGGATTCCAGTCACCCGCCCAAGGTGTATTTCATCTATACCGACACGAATGGGGAAAAAATGTGCCAATGGGCTGATCTGTCCAAGCCCGTCACTCCGATGCGGACTAATGGAGTGTTCTTCATGCTGAATCATTATCAAGGCGCGAACACGGCGGAAGATTGGAAGATTTGTTATCCATGACGAACCAGCCTACCGGCCAGCGTGACCGGATAGAAACATAAGGAAATATAATTGGATTTACAGTTCAATCTTCACCAAGGACAACTTGAAGTTTTCAACAATTATAAGAGATTTAAAATTGTTGTGGCTGGTCGTAGGTGGGGTAAATCAAGACTTGCTTGTGTTACTCTTCTTATAGAAGGTCTTAAGAACACTAATGAGTTTGGATACAGTCTTGCTGGAAAAGAAGTATATTATATAGCCCCTACGTTTGAACAAGCTAAACGTATTATGTGGGGTTTGATTAAGCAATTAGGAACCAAGGTCATTGCATCCGTCTATGAAAATACTGGTAGTATTACACTTATCAATGGACGAAAGATAGAGCTTAAAGGTGCGGATAGACCCGACACTCTACGAGGCGTTGGCCTTGGTTATGTGGTCTTGGATGAGATTGCCGACATGAAACCTGAAGTTTGGGAACAGATCATACGGCCATCTCTTGCTGATGTCAAAGGTGGTGCTCTTTTTATTGGAACACCAAAAGGCAAAAACCACTTCTTTAATCTTGTGGAAGATGCACAGTTGGATGAAAAAGAGTGGGGTACATTCTCATTTAAGAGCATAGAGAACCCTACACTTGACAGTAAAGAAATAGAATCTTCACGAAAGAATATGTCTACAGAGTCCTTTCGTCAGGAGTTTGAGGCATCGTTTTCGTCATCTGGTTCGGGATTATTCAAAGAAGAATGGGTTAAGATAGACCCCAAAGAACCAGTTGACGGTTCTTATTACATAGCAGTAGACCTTGCAGGGTACTCGGAAGAGACTGGCAAGGCTGAAGCAAAGATAAAGAGACGGGATGAGCACGCTATTGCTATTGTAAAGCAACACAATGGTGGTTGGTGGGTAAAGGAAATAAAGACTGGTAGGTGGGGGGTTCGTGAAACTGCTCTTCAGATTATCAAGGCGGCAAAGGACAATCACGCTATTGTTACAGGGATTGAAAAAGGAGCTTTGATGAACGCGGTACTTCCGTATCTTGAAGATACAAAAAGACGTATTGGATGTTACCCACACATAGTTCCTCTTTCTCATGGTGGAAAGAGTAAAAATGACAGGGTGCTTTGGGGATTACAAGGTCGCTTTGAGCATGGAAAGATTCAATTAAATAAGGGGGCATGGAACCAGAAGTTTATAGAACAACTTATGGATTTTCCCAACCCTCTTGCTCACGATGACATGATAGATGCACTTGCTTATATTGACCAGATGGCAATTCAAAGTTATGGAGAAATTGAAATCGACGAATGGGAGCCTTTAGACTCCTTCGTTGGTATTTAAAAAATGGCAATAGAAAAATATAGCAGCACTAATAAAATCGTAAAAGGCGATGATGAAGGTGATGAAGACTCACCTACTACTGGTAATAATCACGCTGGTCGTGATGCTTTATCTCAATGGGTAATGAGGCACGTTGAAGATTGGGAACAATGGCGTGACCAGAATTATAAAGAACTGTGGAATGAATACTACAGGCTTTGGAGAGGGATTTGGATAAGTGAAGACAAGACTAGGGATAGTGAACGTAGTCGTTTAATTAATCCTTCTCTACAGCAAGCAGTAGAGGCTGCTGTTGCTGAACAAGAAGAAGCTACCTTTGGAAAAGAGGCATGGTTCGATATAAGTGATGATGTAGCCGATCCTCAGAAAGAGGATATGCAAGTTGTTCGTGATCTCTTATTGGAGGATTTCAAAGAGCGTGGAATCAATGCCGCCATATCTGAAATCTATCTTAATGGTGCTTTATATGGCACAGGTATTGGAAAAATAACAGTTGAAAGTTATGAAGATAAAACTATTCAATCTAGAATAGATGGAGAAAACATAGTAGATGGTGTGTCTATTACTAATAGTATAGCTGTTAAGCTTGAACCTATTAGTCCTGAGAATTTTGTTATAGACACAGCAGTTACTCGTCAAGGTAAAGAAGGTATTGATATGGCTTTGGGATGTGCTTGCATAGTATCAATTCCTAGACACATCATTGAGGCCAAGCAGAATAATGAGAGTGGTGAAGGGGATGAGTATATTAGCCCAACATACTACCCCGGCACCATTGGTTCAAGAACTATTAATTCAGATGAAGCAGGAAAAGGAGAACCCACAAAGTCTCCTGAAGACGCTGGTGTTGAGGTTGTAGAGTATTATGGCAAAGTACCTAGAGAGTTACTTGAAGCGAGTGAGAGTGAGAGTTCAACAGAGACTATAGACACTAATGATATAGATGAATCTGACTTAGTTGAAGCGTATGTTACTATTGCTAATAGGTCTTTTCTTCTCAGAGCCTATGAGAACCCAAATATTATGGGGGATCGTCCTATTGTAGCTTATGCCTTTGATGTAGTCCCTGATAGATTTTGGGGTCGTGGTATAGCTGAGAAGGCGTACAATCCTCAGAAAGCTTTGGATGGTATCTTAAGGGCACAGATGGATGGCCTTGCTCTTACAGTACATCCTATGATGGCTGCTGATGCTACACGACTTCCTAGGGGCCAGCAATTAGTAGTCAAACCGGGTAAGATGCTTCTTACCAATGGCAACCCTAGTGAGATTTTAAAAGAGTTTAGATTCGGTTCTATTGATCCTATGAGTTACAATGCTACTGGTGATCTTGAACGGATGATTCAGATGGCGACTGGTGCTATGGATAGTGCTAGTCCACTTAAAACTAATAGACGTAATGAGACAGCTTCAGGAATGTCTATGATTATGGGTGGTACTCTTAAGCGGGCTAAGAGAACTCTTCAGAACATTGAACGTAACTTTCTTGAGCCTCTTATTCACAAAGCTCTTTGGAGATACATGCAGTTTCTTCCAGAGAAATATACACCGGCTGACTATTCGTTTACAGTCCGTGGTACTTTGGGATTAATGGCAAGGGAAGTGGAGCAAAGACAATTTGTTGAATTGCTTTCCTACGTCCCACCTGAGACGCCTGTATTCTTTACTCTCTTGAAGGGTATTATAAATACTTCAAGTATTGAGAATAAGACTGAGATTATGGGCATGATAGACATGATGCTGCAACCACAGCAGCCTGACCCTGCACAAGAACAGCTTAAACAAGAAGCTGTAAAGCGTGAAGGTCTACAAAATGCTGAGATTGAAAGTCGTATAGTTCGTAACTACGCAAAGGTAAAAGAAGGAACCAACAAGACTTCTATGGACAGAGTTGGCATGAAAGTCAAGACCCTTCAAGCTATGCGTTCAGCAAATAAGATAGTTGGCAAAGGATGATATGGACAAAGAATTAGTTAAGTATTATGAAGATTATTTTGATTTGTTCAGTAGACCGGGCTGGAAGATATTTGAAGAAGAGTTTAAAGATTCATTAGAGTCTTTGAGAACTCAACTGGAAACAAGTGTTGATCCAGACACTTCTAGGATTCAAGGACAGATTAAAGAGCTAAAGATTCTATGTGGATTTAAAGATTTTATAGTTGCTTCTTATGAGCAACTTAAAGAAGACGAAAAGGAACAACAGTAACTCAATGCCTATATATGATTTCAAATGTGATAAGTGTAATACTGTTGTAGAAAGATTAACTTTTTATAGTGAGCGTGATCTCCCCTGCGCTTGCAGTAAAGAAGGATGCGATGGTGAAAGCCATTTCATTATGAGTGCCTCCCATTTTTTCTTAGAGGGCATAACCGGAGAATTCCCCGGAGCCGCTATGAAGTGGGATAAAAGACACTCCCAAACTTAAAGGGGGCAAAGGAGATTTATCTATTATGACTACTGTAAACCGTATTGCCAGTATTAACAAGACTGACAAAGACCTAAAGAGTGACAACGCCGAAGATTTCCAAGAGGACGAAAGCCTTGAGGACAAAGATGAAGGCGCACTTGATGAAGGAAATAACCAAGAAGAGTCGGAGGATGTGACTGATAAAGAAGCATCCAGTACACTTGAGGTTCTTCCACGATTCAAAGGAAAAACACCTGCTGAAATTTCAAGGGCTTATGAGGAACTTGAGACTTTACACGGAAGGTTAGCCAATGAAGTTGGAGATTACCGAAAGATGGCTCGTGAATGGTTGTTTAATGAACAGGAGAATAGTTCAAAAGGTAAAGGAAAGGCTACAAAGGAACTGACGGATG